ATTACAGTAACACTGTACGAACGCATGAAAACGGGGGACGACGCCTTCGGCGCGCCGGTGTACACCGAGATCCCTGTACAGGTTGAAAACGTTTTGGTGACCCCCACGTCCACTGCAGATGTGGTGAACGATCTGCAGCTGTACGGCAAGCGCGCGGAATATGAGCTGTGCCTGCCCAAGGGCGACGCGCATATCTGGGACGGCTGCCGGGTGGACTTTTTTGGGCAGAGTTGGCGCGTGTTCGGCCCGCCGGTGGAATACATTGAAGCTATGGTACCGCTCGATTGGAATCGGAAGGTAAAGGTGGAGCAGTATGGTTAAGATCAAGTTGAACTACTCTGGGGTGGGAGACTTGCTGAAATCACCTGAGATGCAGACGATCTGCGAAAATCACGCATCTGCCATCTGCGCCCGGTGCGGTGACGGATATGAGCAGGACAGCTACGCTGGAAAGACCAGAGCCAATGCCATGGTGTGGCCGTCCAGCGCCAAAGCACGGCATGATAATGCCCGCAACAACACGATTTTGAAGGCATTGAAATGATTGAAACTATCATCCTAAACCATTTGGTCGCCGCCCTGGACGTGCCCATCATGATGGAGGTGCCAAAGAATCCACCGGATACTTTCGTTGTGCTGGAAAAGACAGGCGGAGGGCAGCGAAACCGCATCCACAGCGCACTTTTCGCTGTGCAATCCTACGCACCAAGCCTGCTGCAGGCCGCCCAGCTGAATGAGCAGGTCAAGGCTGCAATGGACACGCTGCCCGCGCTGGAAGCAGTTTGCGCGGCCAGGCTCAACAGCGACTACAATTTCACCGACACTGCCAGCAAGCGATACCGCTATCAGGCAGTGTACGACATCACCCATTATTAACGGCGCGCCATCCGGGCGCGGGAAAGGAAGAACCAATGGCTGAAATCAATAAAGCCAATGCGGCCAATGTGACCGTTGGCAAACCCAATACAGGCGGCGCCATCTGGCGGGCGCCTTTGGGGACGGTGCTGCCCACTGACGCAACCACGGCGCTGGACGCGGAATTTAAGCAGTTGGGATATATCAGCGAGGACGGCTTGACCAATGCCAATTCCCCTGAAAGCGACAGCATCAAAGCATGGGGCGGCGATACGGTGTACACCTATCAAAGTGCCAAGCCGGACACCTTCGCGTTTAAGCTGATCGAGGCGCTGAACGTGGAAGTGCTGAAAACTGTATACGGCGCCGCAAACGTGTCCGGCACTCTGGAAACGGGCATCGTTATCAAGGCGAACAGTGCTGAGCAGGAAGCAGGTGCTTGGGTGGTGGAAACCATCCTGAACGGCAATGTGCTGAAACGCACGGTCGTTCCCAGCGCCAAAATCACCGAGATCGAGGACATCGTTTATGCTGATGAGGAAGCGCTCGGCTACGGCATCACCATCACCGCGACCCCGGACACCGACGGGAACACCCACTATGAATACATCAAAAAAGGGGGCAAGCTCTGATGTTGAAGGGGAAAACCAGTTCCGGCTTCGGGTTTGAGATCCCGGACAGCCGCTGCAACAACATGGAACTGCTGGACGCTTTGAGCGCCATGGATCAGGGCGACAGCGCGCAGCTGTCCGCCGTGCTGAACCTGCTGTTTACCAAAGAGCAGAAGAAGGCGCTGTATGAACATCTGCGTACCCCTGAAGGGAATGTTCCTGTGGACAAGGTGGGCCAGGAGCTGAAGGAAATGTTCGAGTTCAACGCACAGGGAAAAAACTGCTGACCCTCGCCGGAATGTTGGCCATGGATCGGGATGCCCTGGTTTGCGATCTGGCAGAAACTTACGGTATTTTGGATTATAAAGCGTTGCCGGTTCCGCTGCTGGCAACGCTTTCTTCCGGTTTGAGGGATACATCGCGTATTAAAATGCGGATAAACAGCATGCGGGCAACGACGGACACCCTGATGCTGGCGGCCGCGGTCGATAAGCTGGCAACGCTGGTCTGGTTCAAAACCAAAGACGCCCAGCGCGGCCGAAACCGGCCCGAATCGCTGGTGGGGATGTTGCTCGGGGAGCCAACAGCAAATAGGTCGATAATCGGCTTTGCCAACGCCGCTGATTTTGAGGCCGCCAAAGCACGCATTCTGGGGGAGGTGAGAACCTGTGGCAACTGAATTGGCGAAGGCTTATGTGCAGATCGTACCATCCGCGAAAGGAATCAAAGGCAGCCTGGCAAAAGAGCTCGGCGGTGAAACTGATTCTGCCGGCGCTTCGGCTGGTCAGTCGTTTGGCGAAAAAATGATGGGCGCACTGAAGGGGATCATTGTGGCCGCCGGAATCGGGAAGGCCCTGTCGGCCGCTATCACGGAAGGCGCGGCGCTGGAGCAGAGCATCGGCGGCATTGAAACGCTTTTTAAGGAGAGCGCTGAAAAGGTTAAGGCCAATGCGGCAGAAGCTTACCGTACGGCAGGCATGAGCGCCAATGAGTATATGGAGCTGACCACCAGCTTTTCGGCCAGCCTGCTGCAAAGCTTGGGCAATGATACAGCAAAAGCCGCTGACGTGGCCGACATGGCCATGACAGATATGTCGGACAATGCGAACAAGATGGGCACCAGCATGGAGGACATCAAAAACGCCTATCAGGGGTTCGCAAAACAGAACTACACCATGCTGGATAACCTGAAGCTTGGCTACGGCGGTACCAAGACCGAGATGGAACGGCTGCTGACAGACGCCGAGAAGATCACCGGCGTCAAGTATGACATTGGGAACCTGAGTGATGTATACTCCGCCATCCACGTAATTCAGGGGGAGCTGGATATCACTGGCACGACGGCCAAGGAGGCCGCCTCCACCATTTCGGGCTCAATGTCCTCCATGAAAGCGGCCTTTAAAAATGTGTTGGGACAGCTGACTATCGGCCAGGATGTTGGTCCGGCGCTGAGCGCCCTGGCAAAGACGGTAACCACTTTTCTGTTGGGAAACCTGCTGCCGGCTGTATGGAACATCCTTTCGGCTCTGCCCGGAGCGCTCGTAACCTTCATCCAGGAGGCTCTGCCGCAACTGGTTTCCGCCTTCATGGAATTTCTCCCGCGCCTGCAGGAAGGGTTCGTTACGGGCGGCCCACAGCTGCTGCAAATGGCGGTGGACATTGTGACGCAATTGTGCGATGGTATTACGACCATGTGGCCGCAGATTCTGCAGCGCGGCGGGGAAATTATCACGCAGCTTGTCAGCGGCCTCTCTGGCGCATTGCCGCAGGTGTTCCAGATGGCGCTGGATATCATCACCACGCTGATCAATACCTTTGTCGAAAATTTTCCGCAGTACATCCAAACGGGGACCGACATCCTGATGTCGCTGATCGGAGGGATTCGGCAATCCCTGCCGCAGATGCTGGTAGCGGCGGCTGAGGCGATCCTCTCCATGGTGACCGGCCTCATCAACAACTTCCCACAGATCCTGGCTGCTGGCTTCGATATGATCGTAAGCCTGATAACAGGCATCGGCAGTGCATTGCCCGACATCATTGCAGCGGCGTTCGACGTGGCAAAAAGTATTTGGGATACGATTTTGAAGATCGATTGGCTGCAGCTCGGGAAGGACATCATCCAGGGGATGATCAACGGCATTGGAGCCATGGCTGGTGCAGTATGGGACGCGGCGGTCAATATTGCCAAATCCGCATTTGACGCGATCTGCACCTTTTTCGGCATCAACTCGCCGTCAACGCTGATGCGCGATGAAGTTGGCAAATATGTTCCCGCCGGCGTGGCTGTGGGCATTGAGGGCAATACCCGCCCAGTCATTGATGCCATGGACAACTTGGCCGACTTGGCCAGCGGCAGCATACAGTCTGAATTGGCTACAAATCTCCGACGGAATCGGCATGGACAAGCTCAACAGGCGGCCGCGCCTGCAGCATACGGCCCGGTCAGCAACAACCAGACCTTCAACTTCTATCAGCCGGTGGAGACCCCGGACGAGACCGCCCGGGCCATCCGACTGCAAATGACCTACGGATTGGCAGGTGATATGGATTGACTGCGAATGAGGTGTCCGCCCGCTTTGTGCGGGCAGATGCGCGGGAACTGATCGTAGATGGAGAGGACTGGCTGCTGACAAGTATTGACGGGGCCGCGGCGCCGGGCTACCAGATCTACAGCAGCGACAACGCCGTGGGCGACGGCAGCATCATCACCGGCCGCAGAGTGGCCGCTCGGGACCTACAGCTTGCAGCGATTGCAATGGACGTGGACAGCAACGCAGTGCTGCGCAAAGCGGCATTGAGCTTTTTTCGGCCCGGGGTGGAGTACAGGATCTACTTGACCTATTTGGGGACGACCCGCTGGATCACAGGCGAACTGACCGCATTTAAGGCGCCCAGCGGCCCGGTGGGGGAGGCACAGACCTTTTCGGCCTATTTTTTGTGCGCAAAGCCTTTTTGGCAATCGGTGGACGATTTTGGCCAGGACATCGCGGCCATCACGCCCTGCTGGGGCTGGCCCTACATGGACCACCCAATTTTTGGGGTGCGTGCGGCGGTGGCAAACTTTGCCCGGGAGGTGGTGTTTGACTACGACGGCGATGTGCCGAGCTATTTTAAGGCGACCATTACCTG